CGGTAGTCTATTTCACTATAACTTCCATATATGAAGTTATTCCATAGTTGATAACCCCATTCGGTCATCTCACCAGAGGTGAGTAATAGTGCATCTTTTATCTGTTGTTTTATGTTCATTTTGGGTGTTTACTCCATCTTGACGGCTATGGTTTTTATTTGTGCTAGGGTGTTCTATGCCGTCGTTATAGGACGTTCTAGCAGTTTCCTTGGGTGTTTAGGGTGTAGTAAAAACTACTCCCTACCTACTCCCTAGGGTGTTGTACTTCGCGTACCATTCCAAGGTATTTTGGGCGGTCTATCCCTAAAGGGATAGTGCGAATTGAACCCTAGCTAGGACTCGAACCTAGCTACCCCAAAGGGGTAGACCATCTAGGGTTTGGTTGTGTATACTGTCGGCTACAGCCTACGCGCTCAAGTGCGCCCAGCGTTCTTGGCCGTCGGAGGATTCGTCGATGGTGAAGCCTTGAGACAGCGCGCTATTCATCGCGTAGTCTAGCGCGTTCGGTACGTCGGACTCCTCTCGGCGCTGTAGTTCGTCTTCGAAGTCATAGACGGCGGGTGTAATTACCGCGCGGTCTTGCGCGTTCTTGACGAAGCTAGCTAGCTCGGCTTGGCGAAAGTGTTCCTCGTACGCTAGAAGAGCTTGCTCTTCTTCAGGCGTAGGAATATCTACGCGTTCGGTGCTAGCTAGGGTGTTTACATCGTTGCGGTTAACAACTTCGTTGTTAGGGGTATAGATTGCTATCATGGTTTTGTCTCCTTCGCGAAGGGTGTTCTTCGCGTGTATTTACGCGCATCATGTGATGCGAGGTTAAGCCGTCGACCTAGTGCCGTCGGCGATACCCAAACTTACCAAGGATTTTACGCCAAACCTAGCAAAATCCGCATTATCGTCGGGTAATGCTAGCTAAACCGAGGTAAAAAATAATGTTTGTGGACGCGTAGAGAGACTAGTAACGCGAAACGCGTACTCAACGAAAATCGGTCTGGCCGAACGCGTACGTAGGGGGGTGTGCATACGTATAGTACGTCCCATCCATTTTTTGAACAATTTTTGAATATAGACTGTATACCTACCTATTGTATATATGTCTATATCAAAAACAGGATTATTCTTGATTCCTGTTTTCAAAGCAAGAACATTCTTGAAATAGACAAATAGACATAATAAATGAACACAGTAATAAACATAGTTTCTACACATAGAAAAGTAAAGAAAAGTAAAGAAAACAATTGTTTATTTTTACTTAACATTCTTTTATCTTCAACAATATTAACACTTAATGGCTAAGCTATGGCTCAGCTATAGCCTTGCCATAGCCCAGCTATGGCCTTGCCATGCATATAGAAGTAGAAGAAGAAGTAGAAGTATAAATATCTTAGGTATAAAAAACCTTAGGTTTAGTAAACCTAAGTTTGCGAACTCAACCTTTTTTGCTTTGTCAACTAATTTACTTTGGAGTATATTCAAACAGGGGCTAAAATTATTTTTTTAACAAAATCAGGAGCAACAATGCCATACGAAATAAAAGATGATACATTCACTATTTTTGACAACGACAACAAAACTAAAGACACTCAGCCAGACTATACAGGGCAAGGTAAAGTTGGTGGCAGGGAAGTTAAGATTGCAGGATGGAAAAAGGTTGGTCAATCGGGTAAAGAGTATGTATCTTTCAAAGTAGAGGATAAAAATAATTTTCCAGTTTAATGAAACGAATCAGAAAGAGAACAAGTGCTAGAAAAGGTAAGAGTGCAGCATGGAGGCGCAAAGAGGGTCAGAATCCTAAGGGTGGACTCAATGCTAAGGGCAGAGCTAGCTACAAAAGAGAGACTGGCGGAACTTTAAAAGCACCTGTTAAAAGCGGAACTAATCCAAGAAGAGTCTCTTTCGCCGCAAGATTTGCTGGAATGAAAGGGCCAATGAAAGATTCTAAGGGCAGACCAACAAGAAAAGCGCTAGCATTAAAAGCTTGGGGCTTTGGTTCTGTTGAGGCCGCTAGAAACTTTGCAAACAGACATAAGAAATCAAAATAGGAGAATATCATGCCGGGTAAAAAAGGTTATAAAAAAATGAGTAAGCCAAAAAAAGCTAAACCAAGAATGCCAAAAGGTAAAAAAAAACTATATTAAGCGCTAAGCAAAGAACTTTACCAAAAAAGTTACAGCAAGCAATTATAAAATCTAAGAAAAAGAAAAAATAGTGAAAGGAACAGCAAAGAAAAAAGACCCTGCAAAATGGGCTAGAGCAAAAGCTAGGGCAAAAGCCAAAATGGGCGGGAAACACTCTGCTAGAGCTATGCAACTTGCTGTTAAATATTACAAAGATGCTGGCGGAACCTACTCTGGAAAGAAAAAGTCTGGAAATAAGCTTAAAAAGTGGAGTGACCAAAAGTGGGATTATGTCTCAAAAGGCGATAAAAAGAAGCCAAAGTCAAAAAGAGGTCGTTATCTGCCAAAATCTGTAAGAGAAAGTCTTTCTCCTTCAGAAAAAGCTAGCACAAATAGAAAAAAACGCGTTGCAAATGCTAGGTCACGAAGAAAAGCTAAATATAGTAAATCAATTGCAAGAAAAGTACGCAATGCTTAGACATGAAAGTTGAATGTCGGGGCAAAAAGTTTGATGTATATACTGTAAAAGAGGCTAAACAAGAAAATATAACACCAATAGAAGACTGGAGAACCGCACAAGTAGGTGATTGGATAAAAACTCACGATGGAAAGGTTATTCAGGTTATTGGAAGAAGGGAAGAAAACCCTTCAAATGTTAAAAAGTCTTATATTTTTATTCGTACTGGATACGGCGAGTGTGGTGTACACAGAAAACACGTATATGCTAAGGAACAACCAAATTATTATCGTGATAAATATTATTTTGGAAAGGATTTAGTAAAAAACGTAAGACCAACTGCAAAACAGAGGACATTTGTAGATGCCTTATTCTTAAAAGGTAAGACAGATAAGCTTGGAATGTGGGATTCTGAGTCTATTATTCTTGCCTACCAATCAATTTACAAAGACAATAACCCTGAGCAAGCATTGCGTCGTGGTATGGGTATATTAAAAAGAAAACACATAAGGGAATATATTGCTATGAATATGAGAGACAAGCTAAGTGCATTAGGAATGGATGATGATTATGTTGCAAGTCAATATAAGAATATTATTGAAGATATAGATATACCTCCAGCTACTAAGTTAAATGCATTGAACAGAGTAAGCGATATGCTTGGACATCTTACTAAAGAAAAGAAAGAAGAGCAAATAGAAGGCGTATTTGCACTATCTGATGGTGATATAAAAAAATTAGCTACTGTAAGAAAATCTATTGCGGAAACAACGTATGGCACAAAAGATAATAGAAACGAAGAAATTCACACATCATCAAGAGTCCAAAAGTAAAGATATAGACACATCTCAGCCGGGCTTGATTAATATTGATAATGAACAGTATTTTGTAGATGGTGAAGTTGCTAAGTTTATTCTTGAATTACTTGAAGAACTAGACTCCTATAAAGAACAATTAAGTTTATTACAAAAAGTTACAGGTGAGCATGGCGAAAGCTGAAACAAAACAATCTATGCTAGAAGCAATGTATTTAGATATATTTACATTTGCTGACGTACTATTTGGAGACCCTGATAATTCTATGCACTATCATTGTAGGTCTAAATCACCTGATTTTCATAGAGAGATAGCAAAAACCCTTATTGACATGGATAGCGGAGATAAGCTAGCTGTTGTAGCGCCTAGAGACCATGCTAAGTCTACCTTTATAAATTTAATATATCCTTTACATAGAATACTTTTTGGTGAAGAGAGATTTCTTTTGTTGATTTCAGAATCTGAAATGCAGTCAAAGTATAACCTAGAAGCAATTGGTAACGAGATTGAATTTAATCCTAAGATAAAATACTTCTTTGGAGATAGAAAAGGCCCGATATGGGGTAAGGAAGAAAAAGAAATAGTAGGCGGTATAGATGAAAATGGCAGGCCAAATGTTATGTGTAAGTGCCTTATACGTGGTACAGGACAAAAAGTTCGTGGTTTAAAGTATGGTGCATATCGTCCAACTCTAACAATAATTGACGATGGGGAAGGTGAGTCAAATAGCACTACCCCTACTGCAAGGGATAAATTTAGAAGATGGCTAAACGCCGCAGTTATTCCGGGTAGTGGAGATGCAAAGCTTGTATTTATAGGTACAATCGTAGATACGGATGCATACTTAAACAGAATCGCTGGCCCGCTAGCATATGATAAAGAAGGTAATTATAAGGTCAAGGGTTGGAAGTCTTTGTTTTTTCAAGCAGTTCCACAGGATTTACCTCATGGAAGGTTTGCAACATCAGGTAATGAGTTTACAGATAAGAAAGGTAATGTTAAAGTCTTGTGGCCCGATAGAAGACCTTACTCATGGCTTATGGGAGAGAAAGAAAGATTGAAGTCCGAAGGTGATATTGCATATTTTTACCAAGAGTATCAAAACATTCCGGTTGATGATAGCTTTCGTATATTTAAACAAAAAGATATGCGTTACTGGGAAGGCCGTTATATGTATGAAAAAGACCAAAGTTTTATTATAAGAACTGATGAAGGCAGAAGAGTTCAGTTGCCAGTAAATATTTTCTTAGGAGTTGACCCAGCATCAAGCGAAAATGTAAAAGCTGACTATACTGTTATTATGGTTATAGCTGTAGATAAGGAATATAATATATATGTTCTTGACTACTTTAGAGGTCAGGTTGCTCCTATGGATGGGGCAGACAAGTTATTTGAGCTAGCAGATATGTATCATCCTAGAGATATTAAGATTGAAGAGACTGGTCATGTTATGCTAGCAGATTATGTTAGAAGACACTCAAAGGAAACTGGAAGGTTTTATAATATAAACACAAGAAAGGCTATAAAGGCTAAGTATTACCGAATAAAGCAAATGCAACCGCATTTTGCATCTCATTCTGTATTTCTAAAAGAAAGCCATGAGGAACTTGAAACAGAGTTGTTAAACTTTAAAGAGCATGGTACGTTTAAAAAAGATACGCTAGATGCACTTCGTTGGGCTATTGACGATATATGGGCGCCTGACGTAGAACAGAATAAAAATGGAGACTGGATGGCTCCACCTCCAATAGTTGAAGTTGACTGGGAGACTGGTCAAATGTTTAGCGCAGCAGATTTTGTCGAAGC